CCCGCTACATGTCAACAGACCGCCGAACAAACCTACAACCAAAAAGCAGTCAAAGAAAAAAGCTCAAAATACGCAACAGCAACTTGATTATTCCTATATGGATGACTCGGCTTACCACACAGAATCTACACCAGTTGATATGCCTCGCAGCCTAACTACGGTGCAGTTTGAAAACGACTTCGGCAAGATTAAGTCGAAGGTAGAAAGCATCGTTGAGCATGAGTTGGCATTCATGCTGGTCTTTTCAGATGAAGATTCCGTGGTGTTCGAGCCTAAGATAGGTGAACTACTCGCTCTACATACACCAGACAAACGCCGCCTCGAAGTGTACTACCCTGGAGTCACTTTTGACTCGCCAGATAATTCTAAAAAGCTTATGATTCTATTTAAAGTACCTGCAGAAGATCAAGAATAATTTTATGGAAAAAAACGGCATGCTGACAGAAAAGTCGATTAGCGACTACGACAATACAAAGAAAGCTGAGTACTATGACGCCGAAGGCTTCACTGTAGCTGATGAAAATAACAAACATAAGCTCAACAAACCGGCATCAGTAACGCCAGCGCAGGACACCAAAGAATAAATATGACTTCTCCAGACGATCCGCAAAGCTATTTCAAGATAGGTGATAACGGCAGAGACCGCTATTCAAATCCTTTCTATAATATCCCTCTACAATATCTCCCGATGAATATCGAGGGCATGTTGTTATGGGCTGAACATTTCCTGTATAGGAACGGGTTCTATAAGCAGGCACTAAACAGAATTGCGAATTACTTCATCACATCGCTTTCTATTGAGTGTGACGATGAAGAAGCGAAAAAGGAATACCATGAGCTTTTTGATAAGCTTAATTGGAAACAGATCTGCGGTGTCGCAGGGCTGAACCTACTTGCTTACGGTAACGAATTCGTCACCGTGAACCAGGGCTTCTATAGATATCTGCATTGTCCTCAGTGCGGTAAGTCTACCAATATAGACAAGCTGCAGAACTTCGAGTTCAACAAGGGTAAGTATGCAATGACTTGCTTGAAGTGCGCCTACAAAGGAGAGCATAAAGTTGTAGATAAGCCTGCTAACTCTGTAGATAAGATCCATGTTGTTCACTGGCCTGCCAAAGAGATAAAAATTCGTTATGAGGAAACTACAGGCGAAGGTGAGTATTTCTGGGATATTCCTCAGCAGTACAGCAAGAAAGTGACTACCAAGAACAATAAGTTCTATAGTAAAAAAACTCCACAGATTGTACTCGAGTGTATCTACAGCAAGACGATGCTCGCATTCAATTCAAAGAACTTTTTACATCTCAAACTGGATACACCCAGCACTATCAGAACAGACGGCAAGGCCATTCCGCCCAGTATGTTTATTTTTGAAGACTTATTCATGCTTCAAACATTGAAACGATACAATGAAGTGATCTGCTTCGAAGACATTGCCCCTTTCAGGGTGATTAGCATGGGAGAGGGAAACAACCCAGCAGCTAACCCATTTCTGAATCAGAGTGGGGCTGTATGGTCAGGTGCAGTAGATTCGATGATTGAAGAACACCGTAGAGACCCAGGATCATACCACAAGTTCCCGTTCCCTATCACGTACCAGCAGCTAGGAGGGGAAGGCACAAAACTCGCCCCTGTGGAGATGATGGAGCATGCCAAGAATGGTATCCTTAACGCACTAGATGTACCTGTGGAAATGTTTCAAATGACATTCCAGCAGCAGGCTGCTGGTCCGATGCTTCGTATGTTTGAGAATGCTTGGAGCATCATTCCTAGTAATTACAATACACTTCTGAACCATATGGGTGAAGTATTGAGTAATATCATGGGTTTACCCAAGGCTAAGATATCATTGATTCCGATTACGTTCTCTGACGACATTGAAAGAAAGGGAGTCATTGGTCAGCTTGTATCTGCTAACGCCATCGCCAGATCCGAACTACTCAAGCTCTACAACTTCGATTACGAAGATCAGGTGCGCAAAAAGCTACAAGAAGACCGTATCGCTCAAGATGTGCAAACAGAAGAACTGGAGAAGCAGCAGCTTGCACAAGCCACACAGGCCAACGTCATGCAGATGCTTCAAGGAGGCCAGCAGCAGCAGCCTGGCGCACCAGGAGGAGCCCCTGCAGGTGGAGGTGGCGGAGCTGTTACACCACAGGACGCTCTTGTGCAGGCGCAGCAACTTGCACAGCAGCTATTTCCTATGGATGGTGCACAGAGAAGGTCACAGCTTCAGCAGATTAAGGCACAAGATCAAGATCTGTACGCGCAAGTTAAAGCCCAGCTAGACCAGCTAGGCTCTCAGGCCAAGTCTCAAGGACTGCAAGGTGCAAAACAGCAGGCAGCCCAACAACCCCAGCAACCTCAGCAATAATATAAAATTATGATGGATAAAGTTTATAGGTGTATTGTGAGTGACAAGGTTATACCTCCTGAAAGAGTTGAAGCATTGCAGATGCTTGGGGTGCCTGAAAGTCGTTGGACATGTGTGGAGCATGCTTTACCTGTCCCTAGGAAAGGAATTTATCTAGGTGAGGCAGGTACAAGCCAGTTGCTGATCGTGGACAAGGTGTATGACGACTCTGTACGGTCTGTATTCAGAGGTGTAAGAAAAGAGTCAACTTACAATAAAGAAAGTGATGAGGAAACTAACACCCAGCACTATAATGAAAAAGAAATGAACTATTACGCTGCGAATGATGACGTTCCAGATCCGGAAGAAAAAAACTAAATTAACCCCACGACATGTAGTCCATTATCATATATAATGGACTACAACCCCCTATCTTTATACTATGCACGATCAGGAAGAAGTAATTGAACTGCATGAAAATTCGCTACAAAGCTTAAGTGCCTCGGTGGCTGGACTACAGAGTGACAGGAAAGTTACAGCATCTGAACTTGATAGTATAAAGATAAGGGTTGAGTCTAATGCTATAACGGTGCAGGAACAGCTGAGGGCGTTGGAGCGCTCTGTTCTTGAGATAAGGGATATGGCGAGAGACGCCAAACATATCAGTGTAGGTGTGGACGGGCAGAACGGATTAAGAGGGTCGATAGCAAATTTAACCAGAGATGTTAACACTATGACGCAAGATTTCAATTTTCTTCGACAGACTGCGCACAACTACAACGAAACTAAAAATCTACTGCTCAGACTTTTTATGACCTCCGCAGTGGCAGTCATTATCCAATTTGGCGGAGCCGTATGGTTCGTATCTTCTTTGCATAGTAAGCAGGAGAATATTAGAGAAGATCTCAACAGAGTGATTCAGCACATCGATAAGATCTATGTCGATCAGGGCAAATCGCAACAGTCTAACAAGTAAGGTTAAACTTGGGGTTATAAGATCGTCTCGACAGTAGTGGTCCGCAATGTTAAAATATGCGGATGAGAAAGATTTTAATCTTTGCACTAATCTTGGTAAGCTGCACGTCACCACGCACACGTGTACAGCCTTTAGCCAACATTCAAAAGCCTACAGCAGCAAGCACAGCTGCGATGGGTGCAAATATCGCAGAACTTGAAAAGGCCTTGGGTAAGGTATCATCCAGGGCTGAACGAATCAAGCTGCTCATAGACGCTATAGAATAGGCTATGAAGACTCACATCATAGCCTTCCTGCTGTTCTGCATCTCAACATGCGTTGGAGAGGCATCCGTGAACAAAGAGATTAAAAGGAAGCTTCAGCTGGAAATACGAGGAATGCAGCGAGACATTGCAAATGCTTCTAAAGATATTGCAAAGCTTCACCAAGATAAGGCGGATGTAGAAAAGGCTCTACACGAAATGGAGACTTGGGGCAATCTGCAGGAAGAGGCTAAGCTGCAGCATTACGAGGATGCAGCGGCTTTTGAAAAGCAGGCTGCAGCTGCTTCACTAGCGTTACAGCAAGAAGAAAAGAGCAATGCAGACATGCTAGCCAGATACCATAAACTCAAAAAGATTATGGGCACTATCGCAGGCGCTGTACTTGTTTTTATTTATTTAACTTATGGCTCAAAAGTAATATCATTGCTATTGCCTATACTAGGACCGTGGGGGTTCGCATTACGCTATCTGGGACCCGTAGCAGTCTTTGGATTGGGTTATCTATTAATATTAACAGTATTCTAACTTATGCTAAACTTAATTTCCAATATATCAAAAACAGCTGCATCTTTTCTGCAGACTGGTACAGCACCCCCAGGCACACCTGAAGACCAGAGAGAGCAGCTAGAAAAAACAAATCACCTTTCTTCCAAGAAATTTTTCATAGCATTTACAGGCTTTCTTATTCTTGGGGTATTCTACGCCTCCAGTGTGGCTGTACTTTTTGCATTAAACAAATATCCAGCCCTTGTCGCATCATACTCTGTGATCTTTACAAAAACTGTCGAGGTATTCGCAGCTATCATGGCTGTTTATCTTGGAGGTCAAGCTGTTGTAGACCTGAAATACAACAGCTCTAGTAATGCATCTCTTGAGGGTAAGATTGAGCAGGTAGATATCACTAACCGCACAATAGGTAACGAAAAGGAAGACGATTACGTACTGGAGGACCACTCAGATGAAGCTAAGTAAAAAAGGTGTAGAATTTATCGTGAAAGAAGAGACAGGAGGCAAAAGCTATTACGAGAAGGTCTACAAGAATACATTCATCTGGCCAGGAGGCTTCAGTGGAGCTACCGCCATG